CCTATCCCCTGTGTGCCTTGGCAGTCTCAGCCTCTCTATGGGCAGTCGGTGATTGGAATTCCTGCTCAGCTCGTGGGCTCTTACCGAACTTCACGACTGCCCGACCTTTCCGGTCGGTGCCGAGCTGGGCTTCCATGACGACGCCAATCTGTTGCCGCATGTCGTGGTCCGCCAGCAGAGGGGCGCGACCACTGCTGATCCAGGTCATGTCCACCTCAGCGGGTGCATGCCCCAGGATCTCGACACCCCACCAGCGCTCGTAAGGTTCTTCGCTGGAAAACGAAAGAGGCACTGTGCGTGCCTCTTCGTCGATGTCGTTGCGGTTGAGCTGGTAGGTGCGCCACTGCCGGCCCAGCTTCAAAGGCTGGCCAGGCTCGTGGCGCTGCTCAGGTTTCGTCATCGTTGCCTGCATTGCTGGCTCCTTCTTCAGGTTCGCCCTGGTCATCAGGGTCATCAGGCTTGGCGGGCGCCACGGCCTTCGGGTTTTTGCTCTGGCTGGCGGCGTGGGTGTTGAGCGTCACGCCCTTTTCCCGCGCCATCGCCTCTTCGCTGGCCAGCTCATCCAGCACCTCTTCGAAGTCTTCGCCGCGATCGGCGCAGATCCGGTGCCGGCTGGTCACGCCCAGCGATACGGCTTGCGCGTCGGCCGCGATGTCCTTCTGTGGATCGGTCGACCGCCAAGGGCGAGGGATGAAGCGTGGCTTGTTGAGCCGATCGAACGCATCCGGCGGCAGCCGACCCACTTGGCCAAATGCCAGCGAGTGCGACAGCCACTCTTCGAACATCGGTCCTACCACGGCCTCCTTCATCGCGCCCTGCAACGACTCGTAGGTGTCACGGTCGTTCATGGCGCCGAAGCGCATGGTGCTCAGGTTCACGCCCCGCAGGTCGTTGCCCAGGATGTTGTAGGTCAGGCCCACCGAGCTGGAGAACGCCCGCAGCATCGCCGCGATGAAGCCCTCCATGGCGTCATTCGGGTACGCCGGGTCGTAGGTCTGGAAGTCCCAGCCGGCAGGCAGCACACCGAACACACCAGGCTCGGCTTCCTGGTACAGGTCAGCCGCTGGGTCTCGGGCGGCCTCGTCCTGGTTGTCGGCCAGGGCTGTGCCATCGATGGGCGGCGTCAGCGACGAGTCCGGCGCCGGCGGCTTGTAGAAGCCCATCTTGCTCGCACCGTTGCGAGCATTGACCAGCGCGGCTTCCTCGTACCCGCCCAGCATGGCCATGCGCCGAATCGCCGCGTAGATCCACGGCACGCCGCGCACGGTGTCAGGCCGCAGATCCTCCACCAGATACCAGTGGATGATGCGATCAGCCGGCACGCGGCGGTGCCGAGCTGGCGCCACATGGCCCACATCGTCACCCGGGTGGGTGCTGTGGAACCAGTAGTACACCGCTGCGCCGTAGGCGTCGATCTCGACACCCATGCGGATCGAGTTGCCCTGATCCAGCGCACCGTAGCCAGGAATCGCCCCACCAGCGCCCACGTTCAGCTGGTCATCCAGCAGGTCAGGATCGATCAGCCGGTAGGCCATGCCGAATCGGTTGAAGCGCTTGCCGTACAGCTTCTCGATGATCACTTCGCCATCGCGGGCGCAGTTGTTGATCACCGCCCGCTCGAACGTGGCCCGGCTGTAGCGCTTGTCGGCCGTGTAGGTGCCCAGCTTCGAGAATTCCTTGAAGGCTTCCTCGATGGTGTTGTTCGCATCGGCGTCCGGCGTGCCGTTGCGCTTGTAGATCTTCGACTGAAAGCCAAAGCCGCGCGGGCCCACCACATTGTTGCGCAGCAGTTGCAAGAACCGCTTCACATACTCGTTGTCGTTGCTGAGCTGGCGACTGCGCAAGCGCATCTGGCGCAGCGACATCCGCACCTCAGCGTTGCCAGACACCAGACCCAGCGTCGACATCATGTCGGACACCAGCCGGTCATTGCTGGCCGCCATGAAGCCCCGCAGCGCCCGGGTGGGCGGCGCGGCCAGCAGCCGAGCACCGTGCGCCGGGGCATGCCAGGCGCCACCTCGGGACTGTGCGCGTGCAGCTTCACGCTGCGCCCGCCATTCCGTCAGGATGCGACTGCCCGCCCCAGCAGCCGGATGCTGCAGGGTTGTTTTTGTCGTCATGTGTGATCACCGTGGCCGCGTGAAGCGCAGCTTGATTCGGTTGCGTGGGGCGCCACCCGCAGCGATGCGGGCGGCCTCCTTTTCTGCTTTGACCTTGTCAGACCAGAACTTGATTTGCCGCTGGATCTCGGCCGCGCTTTGGAACTCGGTCTCACGCTCCATGATCCGGTAGCGCTTGATCGCGCCCCGGGTGCTCACGAACGAGGCGTAAGCCGCCTCCAGGTCGGCCAGCGTGCGCTCGGCCAGCGTGCGTGTGTCCAGCGCACCGGTCACCTGCCGGGGATCCGGCTGGATGGTGATCTGGCCCGAGCCTGTGGTGAACGAATCACCGCTGCGCTCGACCCAGGTCACCCAGCCATACTCACCAGCCGGCCAGTCCGCCGTGGCGCTGGCCAATGCCTGCACCAGGTGCTGGCGCCCATCGGTGGCACCCGTGCCGGTGATCTCGATGGGCGCCTGGGTGCCAGACCGTGCGATCAGCCGCAGCTTCAACACCCAGCCATCCGCGAAGGGGTACGCCGGAAGGTCGACCACCTCGCGGAAGGTGTCGCCGGCGGTGTGGGTTGGTTTCATGGTGTGGGGTTACTGAGGGGCTGCGCTTGCGGATTCGAGGGTCATGGTTTACAGAAGAAATCGGCCCATGCCACGATCAAAGCCGCCAAACTCGGCGATCCGACGCTCCCCAAGGCGGGTCATGTGGATGCCGTCAGTTGTCACTGCGTCGGTGATCACAGTGACTCCGCTGCGGGCACTGAGTGCATTAGTGCCGCCGCGCACGGTGGCCGTCGCGCCATCTGCGCTGACCTGGGTGCAAAGCACAGGTACAGCCGTCGCGCCAGCAGTCGCGGGCTCGACTAGCAAATGTGCGCCGCGAGTGCCCTGCGACCATGTACCAGCAGGGCCGGTCAGCGTCCAGATGCTGGATGTGGTTTGTGCGATGGTGATTGAGCCGACAGTGGTTGCGCCGGTGGCCCACAAACAAGACCCACGCGACGACTCGACCGCATGCGCGACCTCCACGAAAAAGTCGTGCCCGGCTGCTGTGGACATTTCACGGATCGCGTTGTTGTAGTCAGATTCCAGCGCGTTGAAAATCGTTTGGTCCGTCGTGGTCTTCCAGTATGTCCCGGTGGCTGCTGATGTGCGCGGGGTCAGCGTTGTGTGACCGTAGGCAGCATTCGGGAACCTGTCGCGCATCTGCTTGATGAGCGCCATCATTTGAGCAACGCTTACCCCATTGTTTGAGTCGTTGCGCATGTACTCATCGAGCACCACCGTTGCGTTGCACTGCTTGGCCATTGCCTCACGGCTTGCGAATCGCAGCAGCCCAATGTTGTTTGTCGTCGCGTGAGACGTGTACGAATCCGATGACTGGGCAAGATTTACTGTTGCGATCTTGCCTTGCAGTCCCGAACGTCCAATACCTGTGTCCAATCGAGCACTGCCGAGCATTGGGTATGAAAAATCAGCGGCACTTAGCGACGTGCCGAGAATGACGCACGTATTGCGGCTCGTGTATCCCAGGATGAAAACAGGGCGCAAGATGAATTGCGACCCTGATGCTGTCGGAACGCCCGACATGACAAAGTTGCCGGGGTCACTGGTGCCCAACGGGGCCGCTGACACCTCGCCCGAGTCGGGAAACACAACGCCACGATTGTCGCGGTGATGGCCGTTGAGTCCAGTGCCACGGTAAACGACCTTCCCGTTCATCCACAAACGCTGGCCGCGCTTGAGCTTGCCGCCAAGCGGGGTCAAATCAGACATGAGCACACCGGACGCGGGGATCACGCCATCGGTTGACCCGCCGAACGTCACCTGTACGCGCCCGCCTGCCGGACTATCTACTGACCACTGGATATCGGCAGCATCCGACGACGCCGACGCGGCTTGACCGAACTCAATCGTGAAGCCGAATTGGACGGCCTCAATGTCGTCGTACAGATCAGCAAAAATGCGTTGCGCGATGTGCTTGAGTGACGTGCCAGCAGTACCGAATGTCGGCATGCTGGAATCCGCAACCGGGCCGAGGTACTGAGCACCACCCCCCACCACCTGCACATCAGGCCGAAAGTCCGGCACCGCAGGCCGGGTCACATGCACCGCATACCCCGCCCCCACCAGCTCGAAGGCCAGCGCATCGTCAACGTCATAAGTCTGCCCGGCGGCCAGCAGGCCCAGGGCGCCGCCGTGGCGGTTCACGCGCATCGTCACTTGCATGATCAAGTCCTTTCATCGCCGCCACCCGCTGACGAAGCCGGCGCGGCGCTTTGGTTTGGGTTGAGCGGCCACCGCTGGGGATGGCCGAGGGGAGGGCGCTGCCTGTTGGGGCGGCGCTTCGCTGATGTCCACCGCATCGGCACCTGGTGGTGACTGATCGGCGGGCTCCTCGTGCTGTTCTTCGTTTTCGTCCTGGTCGCGCTGGCCTTCCTGGTCGTGCACGTCCTGGTCCGGCTGCTCTGGCGTGGTGGGCGGGCCCACCGGGGGCGCTTCGAACATGTCCGGCTGCACCGTGCTGGCCAGCAGCCGTTCACGGTTGCGAAACACGGTCTCGGCGTGCCGGCCGGCCATCAGGTACAGGTAGGCCGCGTAGCCGTAGACCTCGCAGTCCCAGGCCTCGTGCACGCCGTCACCCTTCACCCACACCAGCGCCTTGTTGCCTCGGGTGTCTTTCTTCCACTCGCGGCGCTCGCTGCGCATCTGCTTGTAGTAGTCGGCCCCGAAGCCCAGCGGCGTGTGCATGTACCCACCGCCTGCGGTCTTCAGGCTCAGGCGTGAATCCAGCAGGTTCTTGATCGACTGCGTGCCCACAAAGCGCAGCTGCGCACCACCTGGCACGGCCTTGCCACGCCAGGTGAACTCGATCGTCTTCGGCCGGCCAAGTTTGGGCGCGTCGTACGCCTTGGCGCCACGCACCGCAAACCAGTGTCGACCGCGGGCTTGCGCGTCACGGCAGAAGGCGTAGACGTCTTCGCCGTGGTGGCCACCCGCATCGATCGCGACGGCGTCGATGCGCAGCAGCTGCCCGCTGGCGTGCTTGATCGGCGCACTCAGCAGCTCGGCCAGCTTGGCCCACGTCTCAGGGGCTGAGGGTGTGCCGAAGATCTCACCGTGCCACACCCCCCAGCTTTCCTCATCGCGCCCGTAGGCCCGCACCACCACCGCCAGGCGGTTGTCCTGCGTATCCACGCCAGCCACCACGACCAGGCCGCCCTGGGGCACGGTCATCAGGTCGTAGCTTTCAGCGCGGCGCTGCAGCACATCCGCGCCCACATCGGTGCGGATGGTGTCGCGCCAGGGCAGGCCCTCTTCGTTGTTGCGGAAGGCCTTCAGCTTTTCTTCGTCACCCTGAGCGGCGTCCCAGTCACAGGCCAACACGTTCCAGGGCCGCCAGCCGATGGGCGCCACAAACGATGGCAGCAGCCAGCTGGCGACGCCAGGCTCACCTTTGGCCGTGGCCCGCCAGTGCGCCAGGCCCAGCTCGGATCACCGACTGCCCATAGAGAGGCTGAGACTGCCAAGGCACACAGGGGATAGG